TTAGCCATTATTGATTACCCCCTAAAAATTGTGTTGTGCTTATCTACCGTACATGAATACCTTAACACCCATCTAAAGATTGATGTATCTGCATAATTAACAACTTTACTTGATGAAGTTCTTAACATACCTAATTGTGTATTCATAACATTATCTATTTCGTTTCTAATTTTTAAACAATTTGTTTGTGATTTATTTCCAAAAGTGAAGATATTTATTTCATAAGATATATTAGAAGCAAACTCACCAGCACTATCCAAACTATTAATATCTGTTGAGTTAGAAATTTCTTCAAATGTAACGCATGGGAATTTAGGACTAGTAGCTTCATATGGTGACTGAATAACTATATCTGGGAACTTTTCCTCCAAAGAAAGTGTTAATGTGGTCAATACTTTATTCCTAATATCAATCATTTTAACTTCACCTTCTTTAAATGTTTATTTAGAGTTCTCTTAATTATCCTTCGACCATATAAATATGTTTTGTGCATATAAGGCATAGATGGTTTACCTTTTGTCCAACCTCTTAACTGACCACTTCCATCAACCCACTTATAAGGGTTTGGGTCACTCTCAGTTGTAGGATACCACCAACCCATTTCACCATGTTGGTTAACATCGTATGTCCAACCAGCTGGAACTACTGGGTGAGGATTTTCAGAACCAACAATACCTGTACCATATTCAAAGAACATACCAATTTCACTATCAATTACTATCATGAATCCATTGTCAACCTTAATTGAATTTACGGTAGTTCCAATACTTTCTGGAATGTCATATTCTGTAATATATTGCTTTAATCGTTTCTCCAACCTCACCACAACTTCGGCTATACCATCATCAATAGCTTTATTGAAACTATCATAATATTTTTCAAGTTGTTCAACACCTTTTGCATAATCAAACAAGTTAATTTCCAAAGTAGGCATTGTCAAACTCTCCTTTTTAATCCATAATAGGAATTATTAATACTTTCTCTAATGGTATCCACCATAAAGTCATATGTTGATGTTATATCCTGTTCAGTTGCTGGTTCAGTTAGAAATATCAAAGTGTCCTTAGTAAACGGTTTACCCATTTCTGTACACACTGCATCAAAGTTGCTTTCTTGTCCAAATATATCTCTAATAATCAATCCATTAGCTGGATATAGATTTATTCTGGCTTTCTTAACTGGCTCATACTGTTTTATGGTAGAACCAGTGAAAAAACCATCTTCGTCTGTTTCTTTAACTATTGTAAAATCACTAGTATACCAAATATCCACCTTGTTCTTTTCACAAGTTCTCATTGTGTAACCTCCCTACGTGTAGTAAAGGGTGTCTTAACAAACGGTGTAATTTCTCTCAAGAGTGAAGGTGAGATATCAGCACTTTCGTAAGTTCGTGATATACCGTTCTCCATGTGATATGTCTGACCCTCAACACCTTGTTTATTATACAATTCAATCGCAATTCTAACTTGAATATTTTGGTATTCTTTTTCTACACTAGTGGTGTTTCTTATATCACAAATTACATCAGATGCACAATCCAAGTAATATTGTAATAAATCATTTTGACTTTCGTCCTGTAGATTTAGTAGTCTTTTTAACAACTCCAACTGCACCATCTTTGTCACCTACTTCAATATCTACTTTCTTCTTTTCCTCTGGAAACATTAACACTTCACCTTGATAAATACCAAATTTGCGATTAACTTCATCTAAAGTTAGTACTTGACCATCTTTATATTTTGTGGTATACTTTGTACTAATAACACCAGTAGGGGTCACTGAAACCCCCACTAGTTTATCGTCAATTTTGGCATATAACTTTTCGTCTTGGTAAACGAACATTATATCACCTCATTTATATTAGCCATTTGTTACAATCTGGCACATTTTGATAGCCTTTGATGGCATCTTTCTTTCGTATGACTCTTTAGCAAAGAGAACTGACTCTGGAATACCAACGTCTGTTGTAACGTCACCCTTGAATGAGAATCCGTATGGGTGCATTGCTTCTCTTACTCTAGTGTATAAGAAGTCCTGTCCACCAAACTTAGCTGGGTCTCTATCCATTTCAGATGGAACATCAACTGGTGCTGACGCAAATCTCATTGAGCCTAAACCAAGAACATAAGTTGTATATTCTTTAGAACCACTAGCACTTGCACTATCACCAACTGGAACGTTATCATTGATTATTACTGTCATACCATTAACTGTACCAAGTGGTAACGCTCTTGTAATACCAGATGGGTCAGTATATTTTGAGTATTCAAGTAACTGTAAGTTAGCAAGTCTGTTAGCTACTGCTGAGTGCATGATAGCAAGTGTAAAGTCTGTAGCATTGTCACCACACGCTTTAATTGTAGCATCTGAAAGTGTTGTAGCACCGATTAAGTTAGTGTCGGCAACGGAATCTGTAGCAGTTGCAATACTATGAGTATGTGCTGTCCAATCTGCATCACCAGTAATACCGAATACACCTTTTAAGATACCAATAAATGTTTTCTGTCTTTGTTTAATCCAGAAGTTAGCTACACCTTCAACAACCTGTTGCATTGGGTCTGCACCACTGTTAAAGTCTTTAATAAATGATTTTACATTCCAACCCTGTTGTCTACCATATACACAGCCTGAGTATGAACCACCTTTGAGTTCTTCTGTTGCAATGTCGTTAACACCATTGTATACTCCTGGTGTACCTGTTAAGATGTCATAGAATGGTGTAGTATAGAAGTTAGAACCTGTTGAAATTAATCTTTCAATTTCTGCATCATATACAACTGCACCTGAGTTAATCATTGATGTTAAATATACGTCAGGTGTATTTTTCCATGAATAGTTGAAGATTTCCTCGTCATAAGGAAAATTTAAATTTGTACCAGCCATTTTGCATTACTCCTTCATCTAATTAATGTTGAATATAATTCGGGATTTTCATTTTTAATTTTTACTTTTTCAGCATATGATAATTTCATAAAGTCTGATTTTGTTATTTCTGTAGAGCCACCACCACTTGGGGGTTGTGGTATTTTGGAAAACTCAGTTCTTATATTATTTTCCAAAGCTGATTTTGTTGATGTGAACACGTCTATAAATTGGTCTACGTTAGTAGTAGTCTTTTCAACATCATGATTTACTAGAATACCTAACATCTTTTCATATTCATCTTTTGGTACACCAGCAACTGTTAACTTCTCTTTAGCTGTTAATAAGTTAGCTTGGAATTTTACCTCGTTTTCTCTAGCTTCTAGTAACTTTGACTGTTCCTCAATCTGTTTCTTAGCCAATTCCTCGGCTGTCATTTGACTTTCACGTTCCCATTTAGCCTTTTCTGTAGCTAAAATGTTGGGGAGTTCCTCTTGCCATTTCTTCTGAGCCGAACTTACACGTCTGTCACCTTCAACTTGTAACTGTTGTTTTAATTCTTCTTCACTATAATACTTGATACCTTCGATTTCCATAATTTTCCTCCAATCCCACAATAGTTCAATGCCCTACTGTGTTATCCTAATTCATTATCCTATTATTTTCCAAAATTTAAACACGAATATTAATCTTTAATCAATTATTGGGTTTACAGTGGGTTCATTAACTGGTTCAGAAGGCTGTTGTCCAGCAAAATTATCACCCCAAAAAGATTTACCACGTTCAATGAAATCATTAACATCTGATACTAAATCAACGATTGTTAAGCAGTCTGCTGGGTCTAATGTCTGAGTTCCAATCAAGTTCATATATGCTTGTGTCTTGACCAATAAGTTATTATTTTTATTTCTACTAAACTTGATATTTATATCCAATAGTGATAAATTAGTTCCAGACTTAGCGTTAAGAATATTAAGCATAATTTTAAGTGCCATCTTTTCAGAACGTTTAAATGTTAATTCCTTATTTCTGGCTACAATTTCGAGGTCAGCCCAACCGTCCCTTAATTCTACAGCCTGTCCAGTATCTCCTCCACCACCAGCACGATTGTTCCTATCTGGAATACCAATGAGAGCGTAGATAAATTCTTCAAGTTCTTTTGAGAAACTATTCATTCCATTTTGGTCAAGATTGTTTACAATGTTCTTAATATCAGTTTGGTTATTAGTAGTATTTTTGAGTGAAATAATACCAGCTTGTCGCATAGCTTCATATGAGTTCTCGTCAACATCTGCATTGATGAAAACCAATAATGATTGTACAACTTGGTCTATATCATCAAGTCTACCACTTTCCAAATCATTAAGAGCGTTCATAACGTCAATACATAATTCCCAGTCACCAATTCTCCAAAGATTATTTGGATATTCAATAATTGGAATACCCCCAACTGAGTATGGAGTGAATACAAATTGGTCATTAACATCTGGATAACTTCCATCTTTTACCATACACTCATATAATCCAAATTCAGTGTAAATATAATAAGTGATTACTGATTGTCCAAGATAATTAGTACTAGCGAAGTAGGTTACACCCATTACTGGTCTTTCGGCAATAGTATTTTCATAAACAACGAATGTTGTGGAAGGATTTAACAACCTGTCCTCAAATGGAACTTCATCACCATACACACCATCTGTAAAGATGATACGATATGCAGTACCACATATTGATTGATATTCTGCAATCTCTTTGTCAACACTAGCTTTATCTTCATACGCTACTACTTGATTGAGCATTTCAATCTGTTCTTTTTTATCAGCACTAGCTTGTACATACTGGATTGGAGTACCTAAAAAGTATCCAGTAATAGTTCTTGTAATCATCTGAGCGTGATTTATCACCAATTTATTGTTAATTTCAGGTCTTATCAACTTCTTTTTATCAATAATTGGCTGTCTACCATTTCTATAATTTACCAAATAATCTATTTCTGATTTATTAATATTATGGGTATCAATAACCCCTTGTAAGCACCCAACTACATTTACAAAATCGTGCATATCTTGGGGTGAATAACTAGTTAGTAATTTGCGTCTACCTCTTAAAATCATATACCAACACTTCTCCTATCTATAATCTTTATACTATTTCCTTGTAAATCTTGTACCAATTGAGCCATCATAGCTAAACTGTCAGGAGCATCATCATGAGGAACTTTTCCAGTTTGTGTAAATGCGTAAACATCTTTCATGAATTTAGCGTATTCACATTGCGTTGGATAAGTGCTAGGGTGTTTAAATACAAAGTTCTTTTTAACAAAGTCACTATATGTTATAATCTTTGTCATTTTGTTATTACTGGAGTAGAAAGTCCTTATGGAAGTATTACCACTCAATTTATTAATAATTTCTTGTAAATCTTCGGCATAATAGTTACCACCATTGTTACACTCTACGTCACCCCTAACAACATTATGTTCTACCCATTTATTAGCAACCAAAGGTCTAGTCACTTCTGGAAGTCCATTATTATAAACAACATCTTCAATATATACAAGGTCACCATATACATATCCAATTGGACTAGCTACGTTGTCACTACCTAAGTTCTTACTATCACAAACAGCTATAATTGTATCAGGTCTTTCGTTAGGAAGATTGAAATAGAACTGTAAGTCCTCTTTGTGATAGAGTAATCCTTCACGTTCAACAGGTTCTTGTCTATATAGAGCGTTGAAACTTAGTTCATCTAAAGTCAGTTCCTGATTCTTATAATAATTTGTAGAAAATCCACCCTTAAAATTAAAGTTGCTCTCTCCGTTTTCGTCATAACATGATAATTTTATACTTTTAAATCTAGGATTACCTTCGTGCATTGCTTCTAATTTAGACATTGGGTCATGTACTGACCATCTAGTAGCAATATGAATTTCTTTGGCTGATTCCAATTTTCTTTGGGTTGAGTTGACTGAGTATAACTGCCACAATTTATCAAGTCTGGAAGGTGACATGGCTTCTTCAATACCAGATACAAGGTCGTCGCAATACAAATAATTACTAGCTTCACCTCTACCAGTCATAGAACCTCCTATAGGTATGAAACCAATACTAGGATATCGTTTAGTAACTTTTAACCAAATCTCTAATTTTTTAGCGTTTTGATTAACTAAACGTGATTCTGGAAAAACTTCCTGATATCTTGGGTTTTGGATTATTTCCATGACACCAATGTAAAAACTAGATGTTATAGCTTCTGAATAAGACAATGCTAACTGGGTATTTTCTGGATATTTACCTATAATCCATGCTAAAAATCTTATACCAAATGTTGTTTTACCAACACGGGGTGGACATGATATTAGTAATATATCGTACTTGTCATAAATTTCCATATCATTAAGACTTTCAACAAGTTCAGCCATATGATGTTTTCTATGATAATAAAACCCTTTATTAGTAGCATTTTTATCTTCATCAATCTCCAAATAGGTATTAAAGATACCAAAGTCATACGGTGCGACAAGTTTTAACACATCTAAGTACAAATTGTACAAATCTACAAGTTCAGAACCATCTTTTGTTGGTAATTCTTTCTCAATGTTTGGTATGACCACGTTTTTATAATGTTCAATTTCGGGAATGGTCATTTTATCACCTCATTTTCCAAATGTCCTTACCTAAATCCAAAGCCTTTTTATATGCTTCAATGTGTTCTACGTTACCAAATGTCCAAAATTCAGTGCATTCATTTACATTTTTTAGGTCATTTCCAAATAAAAACTTGTATCCATTACCATAATCTTCTTCAAGAAGGTCTAATATGACATCACGTTTGGTAATCTCGTCATAGTTAATACATAAATAAACTTTTCTCATTTCCATAACACTTTCACCTCTTTTTCTGAGCCATTTAACATTACTACTGGATACTTAGTACCTGAGTTTGGCATATACATACCTTTTGCAACATAATCTCCATATGTGGTAAAACTACTAACTACTATATTGGTAAAATCTACCATTTTTATAGACTCATTTCTAGTGTCCAATACAATTTTAGCTGGGAAATCCATAGCTGGTGTGTGAGTATGACCACTGAAAAGGATATCCAAGCCATCAATTGCGTACTTAAACTTATCTACTTTACTTTTTGAAGCACCATGATGTAATCCAATAGTATATACTTGTTTTTGGTTAGGGTCTTTCTTTCGGCTACCAAAGGATACTTTTATAAACCCAAGATTAGTTCTGTACAAATCTTCCAAATCTAGTTTAGCCATTACATCATACATGGGACAATCGTCAACTTCAATTAGTGAACGTGCTTCGTGATTACCAGATACACAACCAAGTATTTTGTCTTTTATCGGTCTTAGGATATTAGCCAACTCTCTTTTTTGGTCACTTGGTTTCATGGTCTGGGTATAGACATTACTTTTGGACATTTTCAATCCATTGTCAATCATATCTCCAAGTAGAACAACTCTGGCATCATCATTTTGGATAACATCTTCCAACCATCTATCCAAAGCATTTTTATCGTGTAATGGTGAGCCAATATGCAAGTCACCAATCGGGTAGATATCTAACTGTTTGTGACCTTCTATCACGTGTTTTATAAACTCCATATTCTTCTCCCTTTCAAGTTACCTTATGCTAACTCCTTTTTTATTTTTTTAAGAAATTTTTTGAGGTAACACTTTTCCCTTTTTTTTGTGTCTAATTCAGTATCTGCTTACTTTTGGGAAATCAAACCAGTTTTGGAAGATTATTTAAACACAGTTTGGAGGAGGGAGGAGGATAGACCCTTTTTTGTTTTTTCGGGTGATTACGGAGGTCATTTGCTTTACTGAGTCACAGTGACATAGTGGTAGGGTGTCAACGTGTTAACGCTTTAACGTGTCATAGCATATGATAACGATTATTAATAAATAATTAATGTTATGTGATAGTCACTACTATGTACTACCCACTACTAGGTACTATCCACTAGTAATTAATAATTATTATTGTTTATGTACAGCCTTCCATAATTTACCACACCCACATAAAAAAAAATAACCACTATCAAACAACAATTAATGTCATTTAACAATGGTTATTATATGATACATTATACATTCTTTAGTAATTCTTTAAATACAAAGTAGGGCAATAGGAATATACCCAACACTCACGACCACCTCCCTTCACATACTGCATACTATATATTATGTCAACGTGGTTGTATATATTACAATTGTATTAACTTCATTCATTGGAATATTTACTTTCTTTTACTTTCTTAGCAAATTCATGCAATAACTCATTAACCGCTTTTTTACGTTCGTCATATGGTCTATTATAATCAGATACAATACTCTTAGCCATATTCTCATACTGGTTTATAAATTCATATGATACCTTAACGTTTTTACTACGTAACGGTGAGTACCCTGTAGATATGCATAAACCTTCAATATCGTAATAATCACATGCCCACCCTTCTATTCTTGTACTATATGCTATTGGATTTGTGAAATATAACAAATATTGAATTGAACAATCGCCAGTACCTAAGATTGAACGATATTCTTCTCTAATCGCCTTTTTAGTTGTTTTAAATTTCATTATAAAACCTCCTTATATTTTATACTTTTCGTATATCCATCAAACTCGTATAATTTTATTCTTCTTCATCTTCATAACAACATTCGTTTGCATCTTCTTCTGTGTCATACTCAGCACCACAGACCGGGCAAGTATATACTTCCTCTATACATTCTATATCATAACCACATATATACCCAGTGTCACCATCTTCAAGACATCTAATGCCATCTGCCCACGCTTCACGCTCACCATCTACGTAATCAGATAATAAACAATTGTACGCAGTTTGGTCACATTCACTTAATATTTGACTTGCTGGATAATACATTCCACAAATCTCATAATCTGGATATGATTCATTTAAATATTCCTCAAAATATTCTTCGTCAAAGTTCTCAGCTAAATAGTTTAATACGTCCTCAATATCTTCCATTTCAATACCATTTAATATATACTTAATCATTTTAATACCCTCCATCATATTAATTTACTATAGTTATCAAACGCACAATCTTGGCAAAGTATATCGCCGTCAATCTCAAACACTCTATCACCCTCATAAAGTTCTTCTCCGCAACTATCGCATACGTACACGTGTTCTGGTTCTTCTATATATCCAGTAGTTTCAATTCTCTTTATCATTGGATTATCAATCATTTTTTTTATCACCCTTCTATAATACTAGTTAAATATTTTGCTGTTTCTTCCAACTTTTCCCAATCTTCTTTATCAGTATAAAATATATCTGTCATATGGTTGCACTGTTCTATTGTTATAATATCAGCAAGTAACAATAATGATTTAAGCATATACACTTCATTTAATGATGATTTAACGATACTTTTAAACATTTTGTAGTATTCTCCCTTGGAATATTTACCCCATAATTTAGCGTCATAGACCTCTTTATTAATGAAATAAATCAAATCTTCTTTATTAATTGAATTTTTCACCATGATATAAGACCTCCCAAAATAAATAATGCCATTGCGATACCAAAACTAAAGTATATACAAAAATCTTCTACTTTCCTCATTAGTAAGCCCCCTTATATTGATAATTTTATTATTCGTTATCTAAATTACAATCAATCGAATATGCTTCCGTATATGCGTCGTCCTCGTTCATACCTTTCTCTAAAAACTTATTATAATTTTCTTTTAATAATTCATCATTGTTATAATCCATTTTTTTCACTCCTTAACCATAAATATAATCGTACAGTTCCTGTTTATCTTCTATTGGTGTCGCCCCCTGCCCCCAACAAGACCAATCAAAAGAGAAATAATTATAATAACTATTATCTTCTATGTCTTGTAATAGTTGAGCAAGACAGCCTTTATCATTTTTAATTCCGTCAATTACAAAATCTTTTAAAGATTCTTGCGTGTAAATACAATCTGTTAAGTCATTTTCATTTGCAAAGTTATACATATCGTCAAGTGATATATTGTCGTTATTTATCATTATTTTTAATTTCTTTAAAATTTTATCTTCCATTTTTTTTCACTCCTTAATACTATTAACCATTCTATCCAATAATATGTTAAAGTTCTTTAATTCAAGTTCTTTCTTATTTCTACTTCCAAAATACTTTATTAAGGCTTGTACAATCTTGTTTGCTGTGCGATAGTGAAATGTGCTGTAAATCCATTCCATAATATTAACCATTCAATTTCTCCTTTTGGTGTGTAATGTTCTCCGATTCCTTTATACTTTTATTATGTACCAATATGTATTTTTTATTCCTCCTTTGTAGATTTGGTAAATGTTTTCTGTTGTTCTTTATGTTCTAATAATAACACGTCCTGCATATAATGTAAAGTGGTAATATTGCACAAATAAAATTGTGTTTTATAGTGCAAGTTGCACAATTGAGGTATGCCTTCCTTTTTAATGCGTGTGTACGTGCATATATGCGTGTAGCACATTGCACAAATTTTGTCAATAGAGAACGTTTGTTCGGTCGATTTACTTTAGTGCGTTAAAGCGTTAATGCATTATCACTTCACCGTGTCGCTGACGGAATGTGACATATTGACACACATATAGGGTTTGAAAGCTAGGTCTGCCAGAATTTTCCATATATGGTTTGAAAGATGATGTCGTCGAGTTGTTACGATAAATTTCAAGTTGAGTTATTTAGGTGACCAATTCTATTACCAAAGATACTTATATTTAATTTCGTCGAGTTATTACGACGTTTTAAGGATAAAAATTGATATTATGCTTGACATTGATATCCAAATGTGGTATAATTTACTTATAAAATACAAAGGGGGAAATAATATGGGATACAGTATTGAAGAAAAAGAGTGCGATGTGGTGTATGATGTGTACTACAATAAGACAAGGGTATATACCAATGACCAGAAGTGCATGACCAAGTTTAAGAAGGCTAACTGGAAGATTGTGGGAACTCAGGAAGAAGATGGTAAGATTATAGCCATGAGGTTTGAAAGTGAGGGATTTCCAATAACTGCCAGAGATATTACTAAACCCAAAAGGAAGGGTAATCCGAATGCATTTGGACGTAACGCATGATTTTAGGTCAAAATCGTCGAGTTATTACGGTGATTTGAAAGCTAAGTGTGTTTGGGTGAGTAATTGATGGTTTGAAAGTAATGGTTTGAAATTGTCGATTTAATACGTGGTTTGAAAGCTACTCCTTCGGGGGTAGTTTTTTGCTGTCCAAGATATCCCATAAATGGAAAAACCTCCCAAGGTCACCCAAGGGAGGAAAAAGGAGGGAATATAAGAGTGTGTATTATAATGCCCCACTTAGGGCAGTCCCCTATATTTAGTTGTTTAAGCCCATTTTGGCAATTTGTTCCTTGATGGCATCTGCATCAGTTGTGTTAGTGTTGTTAACTTCCACCTTAGTGGTTTCCACATAGCCATGAACAGTTTTGAGTTTGAAAATATTGGAAACAGCATATTTGTCCAGCTTCCCAAAGTATCTCATTTCCATAATCTGGTAGGCATGATTTATCAAGTCAGCTTTGAACCCCTGACCTTTACGCCATTGATTGATAGTTTCACGATTTGTACTCAACCAAAGTTGAAGCATAGGTGGTGAAGGCTCTAGGTCATTTTCTTCCACATATTGGAAAAATTCAATGAGTTCCCTAGTTAGTTCTTCTTCCGTCCACTTTCCAGCATAATCACGTCTGTTTTTCTCCAAAGACCTGTTAAATATTGGTAGAGTTTTACTCATAAATTCGCTTTCGTCACCAGATGGTTTGGTTTTTACCTTCTCCAAATTCTCGGGTGTCATATTTTTCGCTCCAGCATTCTCTGGACAAGTATGGATACCTTTAGCTTTTCTAGGCATGGTATCACCTCCATAAAATTTCGTATTATATTATAGTATCCACCAAAAGATGGAAATTTAAACCTTGCCTTCGGCTATCCAAGGAAATCCAATAAATCCTTATAAAACATTACATTCCTTACACCCCTTACACAACCAAAATATCTGTAAGAACCATGTGTAATGTCCCAAAACCCAGTATCCACAAGG